GTGTCTACCTTAAAACGATCAATATAACTACTAATAGTGCTCATCATCTTTTCTGGCTCAGCTTCCTCACCCTCAAAACGTTTGAATAAAAGGACGTGGAACCGATCTTTTATATACGCACCCACAGTCATGACCGTGTAGGAATTTTCAGCCGTTCCCCAGTCAATGCCCATGAACACTTTATTTCTTAGGGCAAACTGCTCCACTTGCTTCATAGACCTTCCTGGGTCACAGCAAGCCATAAGGCTCTCTTTCGTAAGAGGCTTGGAACCGGAATCGTATGGTAACCCCAGGCACTCATTGTAGAATTGCGCCTTAGAATACCTCTTTCTCTTATCCGAAATTTCATCCCAACTCACCCAGGGGGTAATAACTTGCGGGATTCTGTATCCCTCGAATGGCTCAGCAATTGGGGGGTTGCTCAACCACTGGGGAGAACGCATCGAAGCCCATTGAGCCTTAGGGTGGTCCGGATGTATTTTTGAGTGACATTTCGAGCACATAAGGAACTCTGGGCCGACGTTGTCTATCCCTATAACGTTCCACTTATTGCAGCTATCACAAGGGATGACCCACTCATTCATTGTAGAGAACTGGTTCCAGTAATAACTAATCGTGTTATCAACACTCTTGGGTGTCCCAGAATACCTAAGAAGCTTGATAGGGGAGTGAGACAGGGCTTCTTCGATTACTGGGATAACCTCTGTGAGGATGTCCTGAATCTCATCCAGCAATAACATGTCAGCGGAAATACCGCGAACGCGGTCAGCGTGCAGAAATGCATACCGCATGGTCAGATCGGACCCGGTAATAAATTTCTTATATAAAACGTTATTTTTTGTGTGGTCACCCCTAGTGAAAACTTGCAAGTGGGGCGACACCTCAATTGGGGTTGCAATCCTATCCCTAGAGAACGTTTCAGTTTGCTGCTGGGTAGGGCTCACAAACAAAGCTCGGAAATGGTGTTGAAGCATTGTGTGCGTCAGCATAGTATTCCCAAGGGTCGTACTTTTCTCTACCTGACGACCGCACAAGAGCAAAACCCTACGAGCAGGAGTGTCGTAAATGGGTAGAAGGTACTGCCGTCCTTTAAAACTGAATTTGCTCAGGTGCCCGCCTGAGGCAATATTCACAAATGAGCTAACGAACTCAGACGGGAACATCGATAACGGTGTCCATTCTGGGTTGTCACTATCGTGAACTTTAATCATGGATGACGTAGCCTTCAAAAGAGTTATTGCCTCACTTTCCAGAGCTATCGGTAACGATCTGTTGTCGTACGAGAGTCATGGGAAAACCTACACGCTTACCGTGTGGGCCCCACTAGACCCACAAGCTAAAAAATTACTAGACGCCTTCCTTAGAGATGCCTTAGGCCCCAAGGGCCGAGTACGTATTAACGCGAAATACGGGAAAATAACAATCTGGTATGGCAAGAGACGGGACTGAATCTGGCATAAGAAGGATGATAGGAGGCTAACTATGTATATTCCAAACTCAAAAGAAGGGATGGAAATTACCCCGATACCTGAGAAGCTTTTGGCTCTATTCGATGATGGCTTGCCCGTAGATGATAAGCTCAATGAATGGCTCAGTATTCGCTGTTTCATGGGCACCCCAACGAAGCCAGAGGCCCTAGCTTTTATAGAAAGATATCCCAAAGACGTCACATGCAGAATCCCTGCCAAGGTCCGTGAAGCTGCGGGCCTGGAAGAGTGAGAGGCTTTTAGCCTCCCATTTTTCTTAGCCACAAGTCGTGTCTTCATCTAACGACTCCTTAGGGGGGTACGTGCGGGTTGTGTCTTGGCAAATGGAAGCCCCTTCGGAACTGTCGCCCCGAAGGGATTTATCGGGGGGAAGGCGACTCCAGACAGGGCTTTAGGGCTCGCAGGGTTGGTGGCCCCTGTTGCGACCCTGTTATGCATGGCCCTAAGCATCCTTTGGTTGCGAGAACCAACCTCGTCAAGCATCATCTTTTCATATTCTGCTGACCTTGGTGGTCCTGACCCCTGAGGTTGCTTTCCTGTCCACCGGCCCTTGGTTGTGGCTCCTGCTCTGGGGGAGCCGGGACCAAGCCCTCTCAAGGTGTTGACTGTATCAGCACTGCGGAGGCCTCCTGCTGCGGGGACATCTGCCACGGTCGTGTTTGCGCCTGGGACGCGGTCACGCCACGCCGCTGCTCTGTGACGAGCAAGAATTCCGGGGCTCGGTTTTTTAACCAGGGCTGGGGAGGGCGCTTTCCCCCCTCCCTTAACTGTGCGAGTACTGGTCGAGGCTCTAACGGCAGATTGGGCATGAAAACTGTCTTTGGGGGAGACATAAAAATCCACAATCTTGGGTTTCCCGGAAGGGGTCACCATGATGTTTGTTGCGTTGGATTGTTCTAGGGCTCGGTTAGTTCTAGACGCTCTTCCTTTAAGCGCGTCTTTGATCGTAGAGCCGGGGCGCTTTCCTAGATGAGATTTACCGGCCAAAACAGAGGCATCATGAAGCCCTGGAAGCCCAGCCTTTGTGGCTTTTGGTAGCCCCCGCGCTTGCATCGCAGTCTGGTAAAGGTCTTTCCCAGGCACATACTCTGAATGATAGTACCTCCCCCCTGTTGGGGTTTTGTGGAGCTTATTACTCACCAGCTTCGCAAAGGAGTCGCTGCCTTTGGATAGTTTATGTCCGCCATCAGCAGCCGGATTAGCTCTCAAGCGGCGTAGGGTGTTGAACTTGGTAGCAGCCTGTTCTTTACTGAAGATGGCCCCTCTCGGGTCTAGCATTTTTCGTACAAGTACCTTGCTTGGTGCGTCTTTAGCGCCAATGACTAGGTGCGCAGGTCCCTCGCTACCAGACCCTAGGAATCTAAGTTGTGAGCCCTGTTTCGATGTTTTGAGCGCCCCCTTGGAGATGAGGTTTGTCGCCAAAGCTTCAGCCTTACCTATCTTCCCCGCATTAACCAGCGCACGAATAGCTTTGAGGGCTGCTGTGGCGGCGGTCTTTTCTAGCTCCGCTCTATAGTTGGTTAATATGAGAGGCAAATCCATAACTACTCCTGCACCGGTTCAAAGTCATCGCATACGAAGTCTGCCCGGACAGGAGAGCCGCCGTATTTAGAGCAATCACCATCACCCCGCCAGCTTCTCCCAGATTTGTAAGCAAAGCTACTGCACCCGTCACATTTTACGTTGCTATCCGACAGTCGTAGGTTTGGGGGCTTGGATTGGGCTAGCTTCAGGAGTTCGCTTTCTAGAGAAGATCCGAGAAAAGAGTCCAGGGGATTTTTGTTTGGTTTTTTTGGCGTAGACATATCTAGTTTTCCCGCTTTGGTCTGTGTATTTATACAGATGCTTTTTCTGCTTATAGGCTTTATAGAATTGCTCTTGCTGCTGGTACTTCCGGCTAGCAACGCTATCCATCCATTGATCTGTTGTTCTTGGGGTGGTCTTCCCAAACACTCGACCAATAAACCCAGGCTTTGCACTGTCTGGCGCGACACTCTGGTAGCGCCTTACATTCACAATGCGGTCCTCTAATGCGCGATGTTTTTGCCCACCAAGTCTTCTAGCCCTACCCTCTGCTTGTAAAACGCGTTGTGGATTGAAGTGCCCATCTAAAGAGAAAAATGCCGTTGAGTTCTTAAGATCGAGCCCCTCAGCCCCAGCACCACTGATGACGATTACCCGCTTTTTCCCGGCCTTATACTCCTGAACTCCAGCCTGTCTGGAGACGGCTGTAACCTTATTACCACCCACCTCTGTGCCTTTACCAACGAATACAGAGTGGGGGATTCCTCGTTCTTTTAACCCGGCAGATAGAACATCCACCCCACCACGAACAAGGTTCGAATATAAAACAACCTTGTTGTCTGACTTATCTGCCAAGTGTTTTTCTGTGTCGTTTAGGAGCCTGTTCACCTTCGGAGTTCTTCTGGATGACTCGGCAAGGGTCACATCACTTCGCCCAGTTTGGAGAGAGTTAGCGACTTGTCGGGCTTGTGAAATCTGCCCAAAAATCATCTTGGCTTCTCGCACAGTGATGTTTGGGTCTTTCTTGGTTATATACTTCTTAACTGGGCCGAGCTTGTTTAGTGACAGTTGATACAGTCGATACTGTTCCTTAGACATTGGGACAGGGACTGTCTCAATATCTTTTTTAGGCATCGTCTTGCCTTTCAAGTCCTTGGTTTCGACGTAGTCTACTTTTGTCCCTGTCCGCTCCCGTAGCTCATCAACATTTTTCATCCCAACGATCTTTTTACGACCGTCATTAAATCCTTTGGTGAATCCAATCGTTTGGGTATATCGGCGCTTAAATTGCCTTGGTGTTAGGTCCCGCCTCCCCTCCGATAAGGTAAGCAGGGTCGCCAACTCCGAAGGATTATTATTAATCATCGAGGCGGTCAGCCCCATGAAGTTTGTAGCCAACACACGAGCAGAGGCCAGGGCTTGGTATGTGCTAGCCCGTTCATTCCTAGTCTTGTGGAACTCGTCCGCGATAATCGTATCTGCGCCTGTTCGCTTCATGTACCCAATTGGATCACGCCGAAACATCGCATAGCTTATTACTGTGTAATCTTTGTCGGACTCTTCCCCAGGCCTGATATACCCAGCCTTCTTAGACTTCTCAGAGGAAGAACCAATCGCCTGCCAAGTACTATTGGTGAACTTCTCAATACCGTTTTTGGCGAAGTTGTCTCGAAGACCGGAAGGCACAATGACAAGAGCTTTTTTCGCCTTACCTTCATGCTTCATTTTCTCAAACCCATAGATACTGGTAACGGTTTTACCGGTACCCATCTCATGGGCGAGAATCATCTTCCCTTTGTTAGCGAACAGGCGGTCAATTGCGCTTGCTTGATGATCGTAGGGCTTGAACCATTCTTTGAGCGAAGGAATCCCTGTCCCATGCTTGGGGGGAGCTTCTTCCGCAGATTTGGTTAAGTAATCGCCCAGACTCATGATTAGCGCTCTCTATTAGCTTTGTATAGGCCTGCCGCCCCTGCACCAGCCAGCATCGGCATAGTTGCAGCGTCAGAAAATGATAGTCTCTTCGGAGAAAACACTCTGTTGAGTTTTCCTTGCGCACCGCCGTAGAAAGCTTGGCGTCCTGTCTCCGCGCCTCTTCTGGCGAGGGCACCAATCATTTTCCCGAAATCGCGGGACGCAGGCGAGACCCCGTAATCTAGCACCTTCTCCATAGTTTTCGTCCCGAGGCCCTTCCTCATCCCAGGCAAGAATGCTTCTCGAATACCTTGGGCAGCAGACTCGCCAGCCTTGTTCTGAATTGCTTTAGTGCGGACAGCCAACCCTTTTAATCCGCTCATTGCTGCATGAGACGCCATGACTGTTGCAGGTATAACCGCTGCCCCTGGAACAGCGCCAGACAGTAAAGCGGCCATCCCCCCAACACCGCCACCACTCAGAACTAAGTCTCCAGCGAGACCCTTGCTTTTTGGATCTTGTGCTAACGCTTTAGGTAATCTGCGGACTGCGTGACCCTTTTGGGTGTACGCCCCACGTCCCCCGTGCATCACGGAATTCCATGCCCCAGCCAAGCCAGTCCTCTTGAAGAGCGGGTCCTTACCCGTTGCCTGCTCAATTGCTTTTCCCAATTGGTTGAATACTGGGACAGGGTCCCCGCCCTTGGTTTTCTTCATTATTGGGGTAATTTGCTTTTGAACAAATGCTAACGCCTTCGGCCTAAACTCTGGAGGAACACCTCGAAGAAGTTGTCCAAGCTTTATCCCAACCTCTCGGTTGAACTTAAGCTCCGGAATAGTCATCCCCAGGCCGACATTTGCGCGGAACCCTGCGTTTGTTCTCCCTGCGAGTCCTTCTCTGATCCCAATGGCAAGCTGGCGAGTCTTGAGGTTTTGCATACCCCCCTGCACCCGCTTACCAAGCCAAGGAATTTTCGCAGTCAAACGCCCAGCGCCGCCGTACCCCATAGCCCCCTTTGTGGCTCCATGAATACCGAGCAAGCTGGCCAAGCCCTTTACACCAAGCGCTGTTCCCGTAACCGCTGCGGCCTTCTTCTCTTTCCCGCTTTTCAAGGCTTTCATAGCACCATCGACTGCTGCGGATAAGACGACCCCTCCAACAAGACCGCCTACTGCTCCACCACCAGCCGCTGGTAATGCTTTCTTAAATACTTGTGAGGTGAGTTTTGCTCCACCCATGCCTTTCTGAACAGCGATGTTTTCTGCGCCACGGGACAAAGCGCCGATGGCAGCACCGGATAGGGCTGGGGTGATATACTTAGCTAACGGCCCGCCACCACTCTTACTCTTCTTCCTTCCCTGCGCAATGCTTAGGCCAAGCAGGATCGCTGAGGGGGTTTTATACGCAATGCGTGTCCCCCCAATAATAGCACCCTGTCTTGCTGCCAGTAGCTTGCTAGGTGTTCCGCCTGCCTTGGCAGACCTGTAACCTTCAATGAAGCCTTTCTGCCCTTGGTAAGCAGCAGCGGTAGAGCCCAGTAGGGCGAGTCCGAGTCGCTGTTTTTTCTTGTCTTTAGAGCTAACGAAATCCAGGCCCTTCAAGAAAAGAGGGGCTGTTGCAATCCCAACTGCTGCGCCGGTGGCCCTGCCCACGCCACGACCCTTCATGCCCTGAACCAAGAGGTCTTTTAGTTTGGCCTTATTTCCGCGAAGCTTCGCTTCTGTAGCGTGCTCAAGAGATGCTTTGGGTAAATCACCAAGAATGGCCTTCAGACCGAAGGCGGGAGCTACTTTGGCAAGGGTGCCCGTATAAGATTGTTTTTCATTCTTTGCCATTGTTCTCTACCGCCGTCGCTATTTTGCTAACAATTCGCTCAATGAGCGACGAAGTTAGTGTGTTTACATTTTTTACTTCGCCATACCAGCTATCCACCTCGGGCACGTATTCAACGATAATGTTTTCTTTAGGAAAAGCGGCGAAGGCCTCCATGAGGCTGGTCTCAAATGTTTCGGGAAACTCAGGGTCACCCCAAAAATGGAACTTGACCCCATTTTCATATTGGTAATATTCGGCACGAACACCCATGACTGGCGTTTTCGCTTCCGTGAACGTGACAAGCTCAAAGCCAGATATCGGCATACCGCCATTAAAAACATTACCACCCGTCATTATAGATCCTCAATACTGCTAATATCTCTTTTCCCGAGCTTTATAGCCACATTCTTCAATTCATCCAGAACCTGCCTAACCTCATCACCGGTTCTGTTTAGCTCCTCGGTTGCCTTAAAGATATTCTCAGCCCACATCTTGGCTGTCATTGCCGTATCACGATTATTTGGGGATGAGGATGTCTCAAAAAATCGCATAGCCGATTCATGGAAAACTCCACGGAGAACATCCTGTTGAGATAACTCTACCCGATACCCTATGCGCCATAATGCGTATTCAAGCCCCTGCTTGTAGCATTTCTTAAGGATGTCCCCATTAGGGTAGGTGTCTAAAAAATCTAACCATTCCTTAGAGGAGAGAAGCTGCCTGTTCCAAAAATAGTGTCGATACATATCTATCGACTTCTTTGGTAACTTGGTTCCGGTTAACTCCTGAGTATACTTACTAATATCCTCTAGGGAGGCGTCGCTAATAATTAAGGTCTCAACTATCGGCCTAATTTTCGTATCACCTAGAATCTCCCTAGCCTGTAAGGCGTACTTCTGCCCCACAGCCATAGACATAATCCGTTGGCGTCTTACCCAGGCCTTACTTGCGCTGTTAGCTATATCGAACCTAGGAGGCTTCGTCTCCTGAAGCTTGTCAGCTAACGAGCCCAAGTAAGAAACCGAAGGATCTGGCATCCCGAACATGCACGCCGACTCGGCAATCTGTTCTTGGGATAACCCAGAGAACAGAAGCATGTACTTTAACCAGTATTCATTCGGTTGCTTCATGTGTTACGCCATTGAGACGCTTGCTCGAATCTGAAGTTTCTTCAGACCCTGCACTGCCCGCTCGATACCACGCAAAGAAGTCGATACCGCCGCCTCTGGTACATCTGACAGCCCCAACCGAACCCCAACAAGCATCTCAGCCAACTTGGAGCCCGCCTCTTCTAGAACCGGGATCGCGTCAACATACCCCTGGATATTCTCCGGGGTAACGAAGTTCAGGGATAAAACAGAGTCAACGGTCTCCGAGCCTGTTAAAGCAGAGGACTCTTTTATAAGGTCAATATTGATAACCTCTGCAAGTCTCTCGGCTTCTCCATCAGCCGCAACCTTTTCTTTCGTGTTAGGCCCCAATACACGGGCCGCAACAAAAGAAGTCTCGAATTTTTGAGCCGCAGACGCAAGCTTCCGCATTGCCCCTGAGGGGGTATCACCAAGGACGCCTAACAACAAAAGAGACTCAACAGCATTCAGCCCAGCACTTTTAATCAGGCCGTCTACAGGTCTACCGCTAAATGAGAACTCAGACCCGTCTGAGCGGAGACAAACTTCCATCATCCGGTCTTGTCTGGAGGCAATTTTGTCCATCGACACTGCGTCGGTAGCGTATCTGCCGCCAAAAGTGAGCGGGACAAAAGTTGCTGTGTCGGGGATTAGATAATCGTTACCGCTTGTGTTTAGCGGCTTTAAGACGCTCGCAATCTTGAGCGTTCCCTTCCCATGAAGTGGGTGCTCGTACAGATATGACGTAGCATCATCCGTAACAACTTTATTTAGTACGGTAACAGGTTCCGTTACGACACCTGCTTCTTTGAGAACGAAGACGCCCCCGCCCGATGGCTCCGAGCCACGTAGGGCTCCGAGGTCTAAATCGCCACAATGAACGCCCGCCACCTTGTCTTGAAAGGCAGCACCGGAGTCACCAACCACCAGACACAGGTCCATCTTGCGACCATCAAGAGAAACGATATCGTTAACCACTGCGGCTCTTTGTGCCTTACCGGTCTTAGTCATCACGGAGTAAATACCGTTGGAATCCACGGTTTTGAGGCTTGCGGTCTTTTCCACAGAGACCAGTTCACGATTGTCTTCAGGCACCACAAGCGTGTAACCATCATTGATTACGCTCTGCCGAACCTCAATTGGGATGCTCTGACCATCCACATTTGAAATAAATACGTCCTGCGCAGACCCGTCAGCAGAGGCCATCTTAATGGTGTAACCACCGTCTGTTTTCGCGATAACGGTTGCGTCAAACTCATCAAGCTCTTTGACTTCCTCAGAAGGGGTGACCTGAGGCTTATCAGCGCTTTCTGCGAGTTTAACAACAGCCTTGCTAAACGCGGGGTTTAATTGAACAGCGTCCCGTAAAGACTGGTCACCAGCCAGCTTCTCCAGAAATGCTGCTACTTCTTGTGAGTGAATATTTGGGAGGATTGAATCCAACACCGAGGCCTGCTTTACGGTTTGATTTACCGCTGAGGCAGAACCCCCTAATGCGCCCGCAGGCTCAGTAGGGCTGAAGTTTGCACCACTGCCGCCACCACCAACTGCGGAAGGGCTGGGTGCGGGCAAGTATGGGTTCATATCAAACAGTGCAGCAGACACCCGCTGCTCATTCAGAGGCAAGAAGCGTCCGTCCGGGGAGATGAATACATCAAAAGAATACGCCTTTTTATTTTCCACAATAATTGGGATGCGGAGGGCGGTCTTTTTTTCTTCAGAAGTCGGTTCTTGCTCACCTTCCCTGACCACCTCACCCATTCTCTGTGTCCCAGGGCCTGCGGGGACTTCGGGGGAGTGTGATACCGTGAACACACCATACATATATCCGAGGCTCTGATCTTGCCCCTCAATAGACATATTGACCTTATACTGGCCCAGGTATGAGTGCTGCTTATACAAATGGGCGAGTAGCTCACTTGGGTGAGTGTTTGGGTTATCACCCAAAATAAATTTAGACGCTGTTTTTTCAAACGTCGGTCGTTGCAATTTTCTTACGAGTTCCATTTTTTTACCCCTTAAGACCAAGGCACTGGTGATGCCGGTGGAATTGTTTGTGTGCCAGTTATGGCCCAAGCTAATAATATACCGTGAAGAGCAGTTGTTGAAGGCAGTGTAGATTCTGATGGTGGTAATGCTGCCAAAGGTGCCAAGCTCAGTGGCGCTGCCGGTGGCGCTTGTATTGCGGGAATGGGTGGAAGCACATTACCGGGAACAGCAGCTAGTGCCGCAAACACAGGAAAAGCGGCCTCCATCGCCGCCGCAGACATTTCTTGTGGGGAGGCCATAACCCCTAAGGCGGTGGCGATCCAAGCCGCCTTTCCTAGAGCAAGGCCCGCAGGTGTCCACGCAGGGGACACCCCACCAGCAAAAAACGCCTCAGCTACCTCGCCCCATTCCTCTGCGGCATTCCAGCTTTGGAGTTCCTCTTCTGATTGGGGAAGCCCATTAACTATGTCTTGGACCTTTGAGTCCATTGTTATGGCTGTTGTGGCTAAAGGCATTATGGCTTCACCTTTACTTTCTTGGAGCCAACATCCGGGGTGAATGACGGAATCATGGGGCCGCTAGGTCCCCAGGCAGTCACACACTGGAAAGCAGACTTCATAAAAGTCTCAAGGGACTCAGTGCGACAAACCATATTATCGGCACCGTCCCCAATATCAACATTATTACTGGCTTTTATGTTCATGTCTTTGCAGGAGAACTCCACACCATTCACAACTTCCATAACAACCTTCTTACAGGCCATCTTAAATTCATTCGAATTCAAAAGCTGTAAATAGGAGTCTCCCTCGCCTTCTTCGGAGCCCTCACCCCAAGAAACCTGGGTGTCCCCTTGAATAACAGCATTAAAATCTTTCTCTACTTCGTAATGAATGCTGCCCTTTGTAAATACAAAATTATCGCCATCTCTGTTTAGTTGGAAGGCGTAAGTAACTTTATCTTTATTATCACCATCATCGTGACTATAAATAGTAATACTTACAATACCTTTATCTTCCGGTGCGATACCGGTACCTAAGATTTTTTTGGTTTTGTGGAGATCTGCGTTGGCAAATATGTGCTCGGCGTCCACCTCGGTATCTAAAGTCTCGTCGGTTAGTCGCCCTGCCCGCAACTCAATGGTGTACTTCCCTTTGCTGACATCCTCTTGGCAAAGGTCTTTAATGTTATAGCGGACAAGGACAGGGGTTTCTTCTGCTGTCTTCAAGGCGTTCTTCTGCCCATCATCTAAAAAATAATTAGATGTGGGGATACTCCCTGTTCCCCCTGATGGATCTTCCCCGTTCACTAGAACAGCGTGTCCCCACTCAATCTCCCCCACAGGGCTAATGCCTTGGTAGCGCTGAAAGTAATCCCGAATCGTATTCTCTACAGGGATATAGAGTCTTTGTGCTAGCCCGGTTGATCCAATCTGGATCATGCCCCCTCTCCGAACAACGATCTGATTTTCGTCTACAGTGCCCAACATAATATCACCGGGCTCTAATGGCATCCGGTTACCGCGAAAGCTGGGGTCTACAGTGGCAGAGGTCTCGTCATACTTCTCCTCTTCCTCGTCAAACTCAGCAGGTGCAGTTGTCACTGAGTTTAGAACAAAGGCAAAGGCAAAGGTGGTCCCATCCATGCACTCGGCTATATAACAAAGTGAATCGACCTCGGGGATATAGTTAACACCCCCGGCATGGTCTCGATGACAGTAGGGGGACGCAAAAGGAACCCCTGGCAGGGGCTTGAGGGTGTACACCCCCTCCACATCGATGGTCCACTCCCGCATGTTGACATTAGTTACTTTGGCTAGCCATATGTTAGCTGGGCCAAGTGAGGCTTCTGCTGATTTACCGTAAGCGTCCTGCATTAGTAGGGCCCCCCTGTAGTTTTACCCTTCCTACCAAACTCAGCAGAATAGGCTAGTCCAGGCGCTGGGTGGAGGCCGTGAATATCACTCTCCCACCCCTCATTTGCGGCCCTAATAAACGTCTCTTTTAGTTTTCTGTATTGTAGTCTCGCCAACCAGTCTGTGGTCTGATCTAGCGGCAGGGTCTCTACACCACGCAGTACAGGTAATGTTTTTATGGGGTTTTTCAAAGTTTTGTTCACAGCGCTTGCATGAGAAAGCGAAATGTAGTCACCCCGAATAAACTTAGAGGAGTCGCCGGGGTCCATTACCCTGCCCAGATTCGTTAAAGCCTTTGTTACCACCTCAACGTTTCTCTTCTTGATGCCCTCTTTCGCGTAGACCTTGTGAATCTCATCCGCAAGATACCGCTGAACTGTCTCAATGTTTGTCTTCTCAAGAAGATCGTGCGGGTTAATGACCCCACTAGAAATTTGTTGACCTCTGCGTACCTTCTCGCCCTTCTTTACGGAAACCGATAGATTGCCGGGGATGTACGCCTCTTGGTTGCCGATAACCACATCGTGGCCACCAATCTCACTCTTTGTTACGGAGGTCACCTCTCCAGAAACCGGAGACAGTGTCGCAGAGCCAGCCAATAGTGCAGGCATCTTCAGCAATTGTGAGACCCGGTCAATACCACCAACAACCGAGCTTCCTCCCCCAGCTACACCGCCAGTATGGAAAGCCTTCATAGAAAGTTGTGTCCCACGTTCACCAATTGACGTCCCGGCAATTAATCCGATATTGGTTCCCTTAGCTATGGGAGCCCCATTATCGGTAATACCGTAACACTTGGAACACAGCCCCTTGGACTGCTCACACTTAAGAGGGGACCTGACAACCACCCTGTCCACCTTGGACGCCTTCATTTTAGAGAGAAGATTAGGGGTGATAAGAGTCCCGGAAGATACCTTCAATCCTGCGGTTGAAATCGATTTCGCGGTAAACCGGTCAACTAAATCTGAATCAAATACCGGTAAGGATATCCCCTTCCCAGTCCCACAGTCATCATTGTTTATTACGTATGATATTGTTGTATTAGCGATCTGCTTATTAAGCGCCCCAGGCTTCTGAACGGACTGGACCTTTTTGATAAGGCCCGCACGAGCGCCCGATGTAGTTACCCAGTAGTCCGAGGACTTCAGCCCCTCTGAATAGGAGCTAGTCACGGGAACAGGTATGACCCTTCCCTGCGCGTTTTCAACTAGCATCGGTGCCATGATCATTTGTTTAAGCTGTGACCATGAGGGCTTAACCCCCGCAGCCTCCATAAGCTTAAGCTTGTTCCCGCCCTTATCTAGTAAAGCAGTAGCATCAGCGGTCATGGCCGAATCTGCGGATTCATATAGTTTTACAATTTTATCGTTGGCAGCTTCTTTGGACAACATCTTCATCGATAACTGCTTTCGAATAACCGCCTCTTTCTTTTTTGCGAGGGTCATGTGCTTTTCGCGAATGTCCCGCAAAGGTGCGAAGTCTGAAAGAGCGAACGAGAACCCGATGTTGTATGCGTGGCCAAAACCAAGGTCTTTGACCCTATCCGCTGTTTGCGCGAATTCTTGCGGGGTTTTGGTGGCCACATCCCTAAGAACCCCCTGGAGGGTTTTCTTATCAACGATAGCTTTCGGGTCTGTGAGGAATTTATCGGATTGGACTTTCTTTGGGAGCATATTATTGAATAATAATCTTCCCGCAGTTGTTTTAATGTCACCTACCTGGATGACATCAGTCATGCTGATGTTTCCTTCTTTGGCGTCAGCAATGGCCTCTTTCGAGTTCTTGAATGCCTTAGATGACTTCTTCCCCCATCGAGAGAGGAGGTAAAGTCCCAACTGTCCCTCAAGAGTTGGTTGGTACATCACGTGCCCGGTAGCCGGGTTAAACAGGTTCTTTGATGGCATCATCTTATATGACTCATCCACTGCTTCTTGCGATACAGGGACAAACACTGCCATCGTGTCTCCATCAAAATCAGCATTGAACCCACCAACAACAAGTGGGTGAATATGGATTGCTGACTCGTCATGAAGGCGTGCCTTGAACGCCATAATCCCAAACTTGTGCAGAACGGGATCTCGCTTGAACATAACGGGCCGCTTCTCAACCGCAATGTCCAGCGCCTTGTTTGCTAGGCTTGTGTTCTTCTCTACTTCAGTCCTGGCTTTTAGGGGTGTGTACCCCATCTTAACAAGTTCCCGAACCACAAATGGTCGGAAGATCTTCATCGCCCCTTTTCTAGGCAGACCCAGTTCATCTAAGTGCAGGTTCATGTCAGGGACAATGACCGAACGCATACTTATGTCTTGTCTCCGGTCTACCAGTCTTTGTAGAAAGTAGCTCTGCTTAGGTGAGGATCTACCAGCTAGGATATGCAGAATCCCAGGAGGTCTGGGTTGACCGTCTGTCGTCAGCCCTCCCTGAGTCATGGTCTGAACGCCCATCAGTGCTTCTGTTGCGGAGTATAGATCTTCCCGAAGTTTCATTATTGCTTCTTCTGGCAAGACTCCTTGGGCCTCCTTCAGCTTCTTATTGAGCAGTGCGATGTCTCTATAGAGCATATTCACACCATCAATATTTAGGTCTCCCCCCTCCATAGCTGTGATGGGTCGAAATAGCGGAGGAAGAAGCGGGACGTTATCAATAACGTATGCCTCTTGTGGGCTGATTTTGTTCTTTTGAAGCATCAGGCAATACTTGATCTTCTTGTTGACCTTATCCAGGTCATTTCGCCTGACTGTCTTTATCGCCTCTTTTGCTGAGGCTAGTTCGCTCTCTACGTCGATACTTTTTAGTCGAGCGGCCATTGCAGCGGGCCCAGTAAGTACGCCGTCCCCGGCTGGCACCAACTCTCCCTCAGCATTGAACCCGGACTTACCTGCTATTACAGCATCATATTCTTTACCGGTTATCCCTAAAACTGAGCGGATTCCTTTCTCGAAAACAGGGTTTGGGAGCGACTCTGCGAGAGCGATATGTGCCCAGTTCTTGCCTCCGGGACCGCCCGTGATCGTTTCATCAAATAGGCCACCTTTCTCAGGCTTGAGGTCCTTCCCACGAATGACTCGGCTTCCGTCTTTTATTTCACCGTTAGACATACTCTTGATCTGTTTGTCTGTAAGTGGTGAGACGATTAGGCCATTGCCGTCTTTTTCAACATTTAGCCCTAACGCATTCATGTAGGCGAGAAACTTTTCGTACGCAAAGGATGGTTTAGGGGTTGGTAAAATAGCCCCAGTCTGGACTGCTGTCCAAACCTCGTCCTGCTGCTTATCCCCTTTATATGTTAACGCGTCTCGGATGTTTGCCGTGGCTCCGTGTGCCAACATTGCGTAGAGCCCAAGCTCACCGAATCTTTGGGCACCGCCAGACTTCCCCCCGCTTTTTGGGACTAGGTTGGCGTCGTAATCATGCCCATATCCGTGGGAACGAGCACTCAGCTTTTTGTCTACTTGGTGCATTAGCTTGAGGACATACTGATGTCCCACGAGCACGGAGCCGAGGCTTTTCCCTGTCTGTGGGTCGAACAATTCTCTTGTCTCAGATACCTTCGCGCTTTTTAGGGCAGCGTCAACAACATCCCGGTAACCAAGTTCTCGTTCATGTTCCTTAACCTCTACGGTCTTAGGCCCAGACTTTGTTTGGATAGTCCGTGTGTGAGCCTTTACGCGAACAACCTTCTTACGGTCATCTGATTGGAAGTTCTCCACTGCGTAGGGCTCGCCGTTTTTATGGGCAACATTCCCCAAAGCAGTCTCAAGGACCTGCCCCGGATTGATTCTTCCCGGAACCCCTGACGGGTTCACGATTATCTGTAGAGCGTTACCCTCCGAGTCTTTCGGCATTTCTTCGTCCGGTATTACTGCGGTAATAACCCCTTTATTGCCGTGCCTTCCGGATAGCTTATCCCCAATGTCTGCGGGCTCCTCGGTCTTGACATAGACCACAATCTCACGCCCGTTGCGAACCACGTCGGTGACTTCGCCCCTGTAAGGTTTGTCCCAAACAAGGGACTTGTTTTTATACGGCCTAACAAGGGACTTATGGATTCCCTTCAGAAGAAGCTGTTCTTTTGAGGGTTCTGTTTTTTGAAGGACCGTGGTGATGGTGTCCCCAGGGTCAACTGTCTGCCCCTTTTTGATAACCCCATCTGCGTCAAGCTTGCTGGCGTTTTCTTCGGAGATGGAGCCTGGGTAATTAGCCCTAAACTTCTTGAGCCCAACCACCATATTCTTATCTACATATGAACGTTCTTTATGTAAGTGGGAGCTTGTTAGTTTTTTTGACGCAGACTCACTGATGACGATACCGTCCTCAAAAACCAGCCCCTTGTAAGGCAGATAGCCAATAAGCAGGTTGGTTCCTAGGGATAGCGTTCCGCCCTTGGTGAAGTTCGTGTCCGCAATGATCTGCCCCTCAGATACCTTGTCCCCCTTCTTAACTAAGGCATTACTGCTAATATACGCCTTCTTGTCGTTTAGCGGGAAGTTGTCATATAGCTGCACTTCGTGCTTCTTGCCGTCCTTGTTTTTTACGACAATCTTTGAACTGGAGACAGAGTCAACAAAACCACTTACTGGTGCGGGGTGGGAGAAGAACTCACCCACAATCTTTTCCCAGGTAGCATATCTTTCACTGGGGTTGCCTGAGATAACCTGTACCAGCGGTTCTTCGGCTTTGGTTAGGGAGATTGCCTGTTCGATATGGCGGGTTGCCATACCTGCCCGGTTTGCCTGATCCGAAGGGAGGAAGGGAACAAGGTTAGCTGTGATGGAAAACATCTGTTTCGGAGACTGAAGAATGTAGTCCACGTCAGATGATGCAACCCTGCTCGGGTCCCCTCCCCCGGAAGGGATAACGGTGGCGGTGTCCCCAATAGGCCTCGGAGATTTACCTTTGGTAAACTCGTATTGGTCCGGGAAAGCTACGTTACCCAAAGTTAGTTCTGATGGTGATTTATCTGCGTACTTACCGGCCTTTACGTCGAATACCTTGATAAGCGGGACGGTACCCTTTTTACGTACGCCTAGCGAAAGATGGCCACTAATCCCGGAGCGCTTTCCTTCTGGGGTGTGCACCGGATCAATAAACCCGAGAAAGCTGGAATCAATCAGCTTAGCTTCCTCAGAGATAGCAGAGTCGCTTTGAATGCCTCCGGTCCCCATAATTGTGGTTCTCAGGAAGCCCCCAACCATATCTACAGGGTTAACCTGGGAGGACTGCTGGGACAGGGAAGTGGAGGTAAAAAATGCCTTGATAGGTACATTGAAAATGTCCCCAGTAACAATCCCCCTCACATTATCCTTACGGTCGAGATTGTTCATCATCTTGTAAGTGATGCGACGCTTTGAGTTCTCGATTCGTTCCGGGATATGGTCGTTAATGGCCCAAAGCTCCTTAAACTGGAGCGCGTCTCGGTTATCGACTTGTTCGGTTCCCTTGTTTATGTTTAGGAGTTTTGTGGAGGACGCCAACAGAGCATCACCAGAAACTGTTGTATGGGGGGCTCCGAGAGTTATCGCAGTTGTTTCTGGTAGAAGTTTTGTTTCTTTAAGGGCTGCTTGTATTACCGGCACAGCCTCTGAGTCGTTCGTTGCTCCAGCTTTCTTATCCAATGCCTTGGAAAGCTTCACAAGCTCTCCCCGCTTTTTTGAGGCCAGTGAAGCGGTATATAGCTCGTTACCCCAGGCAGCTTGTATGTCTTCGTCTTTGACGCCGAGCGCTTGCAATACCGGAAGAAGCTGGATGTTGGAGGTCCCGTAGGACATAAGGAATCGCCGCTTTTTGGGGTCAAATCCTAGTCTAAATCCGCGCCCTTGGGCTAGGTTGAATTGGGATTCTAGATCGCCATTGGCTTTGCGACGAGCATATACGCCCGACTTGAGTCGCCACTGGTTGTCTGCTTGGTATTCGGTACCATCTACAATGTAGCTGTACCTTCGCGTTATTTTTGGTAGGTTAAGAACCTTTAGCTTATTAGCAGTGCTAATTACTTTGCCGGTTTCGTTGTTGACTAAACTAAAGTCTGCGAAGACACCCTGCGCCCAGGTTCTCCCACGAAGCCTTGCTTTTTTCTGACTAGAAACGTCATCAATGTCTACTGGGTCGCCAATATAGACATCCTTGGCGATCAGCGTATGTTTCTTCCCAACCAAAGGAAAAAACTTTTTGATTTCGTTTATCGTCCCGTCTTCGAGGGTCTTCATCACCCTCTGGGGATCTAAAACATTCGACATTAGTCCCTCCGTGCTAACACGGTGTATTAGTTAGGTATAAGAACATTGGGCAATAGGGCCCCATAACAAAAGGAGTTCATTATGAACCAATTCTGGAAGCCGTTGTATAACCATAGTTCTTCTATTAAATCTCCTGAGCCGATTACTACATGTAGCGCCAGTTCCTGTGAGGACTTCGCTAACGCGGTTGAGGATGCTCTTTCCGGTAGTAAAGATTAGCTTGTGAAAATCAAGCGACCCATAAAATGCTTTCTCAAGCAAGGGTTCTGCCGGGAACCACGGAACTGTGGCACGTGCAATTACTTCCTTGATTGGGAGAACGCAAATCTTTGGGTATGCTCCAAATGCCTCAAGCACAACGATAGTACCTCCTCGTTTTTCCAAAAGGGGCGGTGCGACCGATGTGATGAGCGATCTGCCGTATTGGTAAGTGTAAGTTAAATCTGTGCACTGCCCGGTCCTGATCTTGGTGGTAATTTCTCTGGTAATGGTCGCATAGGCTGAACGCCTTGACCTGACAGAGCGTTGTTCACCAACATATACAAATCCGGGTTGCTGGCACGAATCTGTGCCAGCGCCCGGTACCTATCTACCTCATTCATCTTTTTTAACTCAGAGGTGAGGCGCTTGGCTTGCGCAAACAAGTCCACCATCGGGCTTTGGTTTGCCTGTAGAGGGCTTTGTGCTGCACCTTGAACCACTTCACCAGCACCCTGTTGCTCCGGTGGCGGTTGTTCACCCTGTTGCTCCGGGGCAGCGCCCTGTTGCTGTGCCTCAGCGCCTTGGGGTTGTTGCTCACCACCCTGTTGCTCTTGTGGTTGCCCCTGCTGTTGCGGCTGTCCCTGCCCCTGCTGTTGCCCTTCTTCACCGGGAGGGGGCCCATACTGCTGCTGCATTTGCGCCTGATTTTCCTGCTGCATATTCTGAGACTCTATTTGGTATCGAGTCTGAATAAGCATGGCTTCTCCCTGAGATTCGGTCTGCCTAATCTGCTGCTCCCTTTGCGAACGTCCCATCATTTCATTTTCTTTGGACATGAGTTCTTGCTCATTATCAAAATTGAAATCACGAGACTGTAAGAAGGTTCTTCGGCTAATCATCCCAGCGTTAGCCAAGTTCATATCAAAGCTGGCCCTCTGAATATCATCCGCCATCTTGAAGGGCTTGAACTTAAGCTCAATCTGGGGGAGGTTTAAGAAATGCGCAACGCGGTCACGGACAAACTCCACGCATCTGAGCATGTCTTGTCGGTTACCGAGAAATTCGTTTTCTAAGGCTCTTAGATTTACCGAGGCCCCAGAGTACTGGGCTTCGCCATAAAAGAACCCAGTTGGGACGCCCATACCAGCGATGATTTGATCGGAGTAAATTCGTAACTCTTGGTGTAGCAGCAGGGACCTGCCCTGCCCCCCAATCATCTGGTACCCAATTGGTAGAGGCATAACCGGAATATGGTTGTTGTCTTGCCGCCAGCGTTTAATTTGGACCTGCACCTCTTTCTGCCAGTCCTTCATATTAATTTGGGCATAAGGGTTGTTCCCATCCGTAGTGATTTGGGGGAACATCACTCGCATAGGAACAACGTGCTCCATCGCCACAGCTTCCTGGGCTTTTCTGAGCACCTGAAGAAAGAAGATGTCCTTCAGGACGGGAAGTATCAGCGGTGCGCCCCACCCACTATCTGAGGGCTCTCTCGAAATAGAGGGTCTTCTGGTGTGGAAAATTTTATCGTTGTCCAAGAGTATGGACTTCTTTTTCCTAATGGCGTCAATGAACGCCTGCGGGATTGTCTCTAAGACATCCGGCTTACCCAAGGTGATGTCATTCCTGAGCGTTCTAGGCATGGTGTAGTAGTAGAGATACCGCCCAGTGATCTCATTATATTTTATGGTAATATGCTTTGGGTTCCACCGAATAAGTCTAATCTGCCTTGGTGACTTAAGGGGCTCGTCAGTGGCCTTGGCTGGTCCGTAATGGGCGCACTCTTTGCAATCCAAATGGAACTTGAATCCTTTCCATTTGTATCCAGAACTTCTTGCTGGGGATTCATGGCCACAGTTAGAGCATTTGAGGAGCTTGGTGAACGGGAACGCTACAGAGATAAACGAGTTCCCGTATGTGTACCTATCTAAATTGATTTCGATAAGAAAAGACCGCATGAGAAACTGCTTCTCAAACAAGTCTTTATAGATCTTGGTAACACCCTCATTGTCATCCTCGTACACCAAGTCCGTGATTGGATAGGTGGCCAACTTCTGAGTTACTGCATTAACAAGAGGGTTTGTTAATTGATAGTAATGACACCAGTCAAAACACTCTTTAATGGTTTTGGGGATGTAGTTTTTGGCAACATCAAAAAAGGGGCTGGGGTAAAATGACTCAGGTCGCCCAACCGATTTAGCGCGTGCGCCTGAAGAACTTAGACCGTATCGTTGAGAACCATAATCCATTTATCCACCCCTACGGCAACAGCTTCTTTAGCTGCACTAATAATGTTCTTGAGGTTGATTCCAAGAAATCTTTTATAGATGTTGATTTCATAATTTGTGTATCATCCTCATTCTTGCCGTTAAATGTCGGCCTCTTACGCAAAGATACCGCCCGCTTAATATTGGCCTGCTTACCAGAGTCAACGAACTTTGTAAGGTATTGATTGCAGGGCTCTAGTGGTCCCGGCCCATACATAACCCCATTATCCATTAACACTGCGGCAACATACTTATACACCTCTGCGTTTGGTAGCTTACTCTCTCGAACCTGTCCTAAGACATCTAACGCAAACGCCGCCCTATGAGGGGTGGGTCGCTGGACCAAGTCAAACTTGGGAGGAAGCCCCATGAGCCCCGTGGAAACCAACTCAAACACTTCCCACCTTTCGTATGGGTCATCTGTGACATGGCAAGTCCGGATGGCCTGGATTTTATTCTTATTGATCTCGGAGATCGTAGTCCCCCAGGTCCTACTAATCTCAAGCCAGCAAGTTTCCGGCTCCCACCCTAGGTAGTCACTACCAAACTCCTTGAGGAGCATAAGATTGAGAACAAGGGGGTGCGTTTGACGATTCGTGAACGCCTGCCTAGGTGTCTGTGGACCATTATCTGGTATCGGCTGTTCAGCGGTTAGGCTCATCAATCATCCGTGCAATCGCTTGTTTATGGGTAACAGGTAGACTATCTAACACTGCTACGGGGTCAGAAGTAAACTCCTGTGCGAATGTCTCACCAAAAGAATCGACCAGTCGATCAGACCCGCCGTCTTCTGCCCAAGAGACAATATCACTTGGTGCATACTCACGACCACCAATTTCAAGCGGTTGTACACTAGATGCGGTTTTTTCTACGGTTGTACCGTAAACCGTTTGATAGGGGTCTAGTATTACCCCGTTATACATATGCGTAATACTATGCCGGATATCGAAGTCAGCTAAATCTACAGCCAATTGTTCGGGATCTGCGGAAGCAGACTTCACCAAAATAGCTTCTAATTCAGCGATACCATCGCCCTCCATGACTGCCAGTCTCCTAGTGTCGATCCCAACCCTAAAGTCAGAACCCAGTTCGGCGCGACCGTAATCTTCCATCTCATCGGAGAACAGACCATTGAACACCCCGGCCTCTTTGACCTGAAGCATTAGTCGGCGCTTCCCGCGAGGAGAGCAGGAGTCAAAAGCGTCTTTGACGACCTCCCACTGATTGTCCTTAGATACCCCAAAAAGAGACTCAAGGCTCTGGTCCTCGGCCTCCCCGCTATAACCAAGCTCCATAGCGGCAGTCTTGGTCAGATCTTCAGGGGGAGTGAACCCAAAAGAAACTAAAGCGTCGCTTAGTTTTTGGGCGGCCTCCTTTTGAAGGTCATGCGGCAAAGTGTTGCCATGCTCCGAGAAATACATCGCAGAAGCCAATGCATTTCCAGCATCAATAATCGGTAATTTATGCGCTTTACCGCGAGGAGTGTCTACAACAAGGGCGTAATCACTCTCTTGGCGAGAGTGCGCGTTAGACATATCGGCGGCAACTTTTATGATATTCGGGACACCACGCTCACTAAATTCTTTCCGAAGAAGCAAGCCTCCATCATCGTAATGGTCCAGAACTGCTGGTAATTCTTTCATTTTCTCTCCCACAAGGACTCGGCTGTTTTTGGTATAAGCAAATCGAGAAGCCCCAAAGTTTTTCTAACACAATAACCCTGACCCGGAGGTCGTAGACATGGACAATAATAAAAGATGTACACTCAAAGTGGAAGTACCACGTAAGCGCCAAGAACTCAAAGATGTCTTAATTGATGCGGGCATTGATGGCCTTAGAGAAGCGGCCAGTGCCCTGGCTCGCAGTTTATCCCCTAATGATGATAACCGACCTAGCACTACGTTGACAATCAGCGTTCCAAAAATCAATGTTAGTTCCTCATCTGATGAACAAGCAGATACATCAGTAAGTGATGTATCACAAGAAGCATCTGATGAAGAAGATAAAGAGGAGAATGCATGAACCAGTCTTATAGGACTGGGAGCGTCATCAAAAGCTTGAGGGTTTCTGCTGGTTATGGCTCCAGCAGAGCCCTTGCTAGGGATTGCTCCCTAAGTCGAGAAACTTTAAGAAATATAGAGAACGGTAGCGTATTACCGACTAATGACTCCTTGTTTCATATATTAAAGGTTATAGGGGTATCACTAGATTCAGATGAGGGAAGAGAGGTTATTGCCTCGTTATATGAAGATAGGCGCAGTCTATCTTCAGGCTCGGCAGCAGCCAACAGCGAACTTAGTAAATACCTTAGTGACTCCGATGTATCAGATGAAAAGATAGAACAATTGATTACCCTCTTTTCTGAGTATATCAATCCTGATAGACAGTCAGATAGTTTTATTCACTTTCTGAGGAATCGGATAACGCAGATATTGGAGTAGTAATATGTATCTCCCCGAAATTGATGGAGGGCGACTGGTCAGAGATGAGGCGTTCTGCTCAGCAAGCATGTGGGTCCCTAAATCCATGATTGGTAATCGGGACGCCTTTATTCGAGCAGCAACGGTAAAGACAGAGAACGCCCGCACCGGAGAAGTCAAAACTATCTTTTTAGCTCATCAGGAGCAATACCATGTTGTCGTTGCTAGGCACCTCTTCTCTGAGGAGGAGTGGGTTGAGCGGCTGGGTAACTGGTCGGTCCCCGCTATTGAGTTGGAGTGGGAACCTGTCACCTTTAAGGGTGATATCGTGCCCAGGGATGCCGCACAAAAGGAGGCGTGGGCGGCATTTTCCGAAGCGGAGCACGGGGTCTTGAACCTTGCCTGTGGTAAAGGGAAGACCGTTCTAGCTCTCAAAAAGATAGCAGAGAGGGGCTACCCTGCGATAGTAATCGTAAACAATAAAGGTCTTCTGGAGCAGTGGAAGGACCGTGCTTGTCAATTTCTTGACATGGACGAAGATGATATTGGCATTGTCCAGGGCCCTAAAGAAGATTGGGATAAACCGCTTGTATTAGCGATGATACAAACTTTGGCGGCAAGAAGTAACTCTATCGACATAGAGGTCCGTAAGCGATTTGGCACAGTCATCTTTGATGAGGTCCACCACCTTAGTGCCAGCACATTTAGTCAAACAGCTAACTTGTTCATAGGTAATAGGTTCGGACTCACCGCCACCCCTAACAGGGAGGACGGGCTAGAGGACGTGTACTACTCACATATAGGCAAGATCTTCCACACAGATTTAACGGGAGACCTAGAGGCAAAGATCTACTTTGTGCAGTTCGACACCCGGCAACCAGTAAATGAGGGCTTGGTGCGGGATCGAACAGGCGAATTTTCAGCGCCGAAAATGTATACCTATTTGGCAAAAGACGATGATCGAAATCGAGGAATCATTGCCCTTGTCGAAAATGCGTTAAGCAAAGGACGAAAAATTTTAGTGTTGGCGCACAGCAAAGCGCATCCTGAAATTCTACAAACAAAATTCCTCGACAATACGCGTATGAAAAGGTATACGTGCGGCGTCGTAACTGGGGACACCTCCGGTGAAGAACGCACTAGTGTTATTCGAGAGTCAGATGTAACTTTCGCCACGTTCCAGATTGCTAAGGAGGGCCTGGATGTTGCCGAATTGGATACCCTCATATTCACCACACCGTTCAAGGCGTGGGGAGCTTTCCAGCAAGGGAAGGGACGAGTGGAGCGCCAGTTCAACGGCAAGAAGGACCCCATTGTTCTCGTGGTGGATGATCGTTATTTCGGACCAGCCACTAACATGTGCCGCGCACTTAAGCGAGGAATCGTTAGTCATGGACTATCATTCAAAACCGTCGAAGGATGATCTTAAATCGTATCTTCATAAATTCAATAACTGCGAAGAGTGCAGACTACATAAAAACAGAAAACATCTAATAACCGGAAAGGGGAGTATAGATGCATCAGTGGTTATCCTCTTAGACAGAGTGAGTTTTGCCGCAGCTTGCAGTGGTGACATTATGAGCGGCGGGGAAGGCAAGGTCCTTCAGCAAGTGCTGCGTTTTGTGGCAGAAGATTATCCGATAATAAGAACAAAGTATCTATGGGTAACCTCCGTTGTAGCCTGTCCAACCCAAAGACTGGGTGGTAGGGCTGTCGAAATGTTACCCGCCCCAACAGCAAAAGAGCAGGTTGCTTGCTCGCCTAGGTTGTCCGGGGAAATACATAAAATACAACCAGAAATAATTTTGTGCTGCGGGTCTGCGGCACATAAAGCTCTGCGCATCGACGGGTCTTACGACGAGTCTTTGGGTAGGGTTGTTGAGGCAACCATACACGGCGACACGAGAGAATATCGAGTCCCTGCCATGGTGACTTACTCAATGAACCAATTGTACCGAAACCCCGCGCAGAATGTCGGGGGTATGTGGAATAAGACAGTTGGTCACGCAAAACAGGCCGTCAAGATATCTAAAATTTTAGCAGAAAAAAGGAGCATCGAATAATGAATTTCACAGAACAAAAGGAAGTACGTAGGGTGGTAGCAGAGTTTGAAAAAGCCCGTGACGCAGTTCACGAATTTTTCAAAGAGAACCCACAATTCGTGGACATCTTTATCCCATTGATGGATCAGTACAATGCGCATCTTGTAGAGGCAAAGCAACTGGTTCGAAATATTGAGGGGTCCAGCAAGCTATCCATTGGGCCATTCACCAGAACGGCTCGTCCCAAAACAAAGACTTATGACGCCACAAAGGTAAATCCAGAGGTTCTGGCAATGCCAGGGGTGGTGAAGAAGATAGACCCGAAGGTTATTGAGCAACTCCTTGTTGCCGGTAAGATCGCCCATGCAGACGTAGAGGGCGGGCAAAAAGAGGAATTCGGCTCAGCGCGAGTTCTGGGGCCAAAAGAAATTGTACTGAAAGTGGTCTGATGGCTGGGTACAAGAAAAAGAAGTCCCTACCTGATAGTGCAGCCCCTCTACCTAGTTTGGTGGAGGGGTTCGCCACCCTTAGAAGAACAACAGTAAAAAGTTGGGGTTCGAAAGAGAACCTTCAAAGCGAGGACGAACGAATGGAAGAACAAATCCCAGTAACATCTCTTGTGTCAACAGACACGGACGCGACGGTTGCTTCAGTAACCGCAAGCGTGGCTACAAAAATGTCCGACGCCGTGTACTATCCACCAAAAGGTACATGGGACAAAATCCCCTTTAGTGTAGAGATCTTCTCAAGCGTCACGCTTAAGTGTGACCAGAATGAGGAAAGCATTCGCACCGCACATAGCATGGCTTACGATTTGGCTTGGGATTCCTCCCGAGAGCACATTATGAAGGCTGTCGCTGGACATGCGGTCGATATTAAAACAAGACTCTGCGCAGGGTACTTCCCAGAAGAGGAGTAATCTATGGCAGACTTAATTACATGTTCGATAAATTCCCTGCACGCCCATACCATCCAAATCACAAACACAAGTATGCAAAGCGATGCAGTGCTTGTTTCTGCGAAGATCGGTTATGGCGTGTCAGGGAAACCTGCGGGAGAAGTCTCCGTAGAAGGACTTGAAGATGATGAAGCTGTCGCGGAAGCTGCGGTTGCATTAATCCTCGCTGTGGAAAAGGCTTATGCCCCTACGGTGGGAACCGTGGTAGATAAAGAAAAACCATCTAGTGGGGAGCCCCCTGCTGGAATTATTGATTTCTAGGACACAGGGGGTCTCATGGCATCGAATTGGGAATTACAGCTAATATCGTCAATTGTGCGCGGTGAAAGCCCATCAGATCTTTTTGAATCAGCACAAAAAGAAGGCGTAGATTTCCGCACCTTTGGCGGAATGGAGGCCAAGAATCTGTGGGCCACCATTGATGCGCACTATAAAAGACCCAAAAATTTCGGGCACGTACCAAGCGAAGAATCTTTACGGGAATCTTTCCCCTCTTTGGATCTTCCTAAACCAGTGGAGAACTTTCTAGACCTATGTGGAAAAGTTAGAGACTCCCATCTTCGAAGAGACACAGAGAACGCGGTCCAACGGTATCTATCGGATACTGAGCCTGGAAATGGTATTACCACCGTCTCTGATCTGCACTATCAGCTTGGGCAACTTCTTGAGCAAAGCTCTGCGGAGAACGATGTTTGTTTTTCCAAGGTGGCCTTCCAAGAAACCCTAGATGAACTGCATAGGATCTCGAACACCTCCGGGATGACCGGTATCCCATGGCCCTGGGCACAAATGAACATGGCCACACAGGGAATACAACCCGGTGATTACATCATGGTTTGGGCAATCCCTAAAAGCATGAAAACATGGTTCGGCTTGTATGTTGCGGCGCATGTCCTAGAGACCGGAAGAAAAGTCCTAATCTACTCGAAAGAGATGACATGGCCGGTGGTGCGACGACGATTGTCATGCATCTTGGCCAAGGTCAATTACACAAAATTAAAAGCCAATGAACTTTCCTCTGCTGAGACAACACAATTCTTAGACAAGCTAGAACAGATTTGCGACCCAAGCTTCCCAGGTGAGGTTTGGTTCACTCAAGCAGACCGACCAGACGGCTCTGTTGGTGGTCCAGATGATATTAGGCGAAAGGTTGAAATGTTTCGCCCGCACTTTGTCATGTTGGACTCATCGTACATGCTGGAGCTTCCAGGGTCAGGCGCTAACGCGCTGGACTGGAAGAACTTGTCCATTGTGAATAGGCGGCTCAAGCAAATCGCTAAACAAACCGGCATTCCAATCCTGTCTATTTTGCAGGAGAACGAGCGAGCCGGATTGAAGTACCAAAAGTCACGCGGCACTGCATCATTATCAATGAACAGCCAAGCTGGGATGGATTGTGACGTAGGAATTAAATTGGTTTATCACAAGCGCCGAGAGGAGCTTTCCCTTCACCTAGCGGCTGCAAGAGAAACAACCTGTGAAGGTTTCACAATCAACGCAATCGCGGCGGAAAACTTTTCCTACGCCCATGACACACTGCACCAATTGCACGATGTTTGGGAAGATGAGGCCGAGAACACTCCAAATATACCAGACTCTATCTCTGGTAATGGTGAGGACTCCTCGGTCGCTAGTCCTTTAATGGAAATCAGTAGGGAACGTGATGAACTTGACGATGATCTCGGAATATAATCTATGGAGTACCGGGATGAGATCGTCTCGATCTTACAAAGCCATATCAGGTTTGCGGACCACCAGCAGTCAACACAGAAAAATATAGCTGCTTACTGTCCGTTTCATAAATCCGGTAAAGAGTCTAAACCCTCCTTCTACGTATACTGCGGTCCTCCGACAAACAATAAGTTTCCGGGGGCTTCTTTTTGTCATACGTGTAATGAGGGGTGGAGTTTAACAGGGCTTCTCAAGAAGCTGGCTGTCCCCAACTCCCTAATAGACACTGTCAAAACACATATAGAGAGCGCGTTCCCTCAAAAGAAGACGCTTTCCCCGAAGTTCTCTTGGAAGGTTCTTCCAGAAGCAACTTTAGGAATGTTCTCGTACCTCCCAAAATCCTTATTAGAATCTGGTTTTAATGAGGATATTATTAGAGAATATGAGATTGGTTTTGACCGAACCAGGAAACGGGTGATCTACCCAATCAGAAATCACTTAGGAGACTTGGTTGCTCTGAGTGGGAGATCCGTGACTGGTGGTTGGCCGAGATATAAAATTTACAAGAAGGAACTTGCTGATGTAGTTGCCGACTACAGCTTCGATAAGAAGTCTGTTCTTTGGGGACTGGAGAAGTTTTACGAAACTCGAATGTATACAAATACAGACATTGACATGCCTGTTGTCGTATGCGAGGGTTTCAAAGCCGCGCTTTGGGTGGTCCAAAGCGGGTATCCGTACACGGTGGCTTTGATAGGTTCGTATCTAAGCAGGGAACAGGAAGCACTACTATCTCGAATAGCAAATAGTGTTGTGTTGTTTCTTGACAACGATGCGGCTGGACGAAAGGCAACGCACCGGATAACTAGTGAGCAGTTGGCGGGAGTAGAGACATGTGTAGCTAATTATAGGGACCACAATGACAAGTCACCCGACGACTTAACAATGCAACAGGTGCACGCTGCGATAGAGACAGCATTAACACCGATTAACTGGAGGAGATCCTTTTATTATGAGTGATAAAATCAACTACAATGATGAGTACAAGAAGATGCAGGCCGAGCAGCGGCAACGTCTTCTAAAGCAAACTAAGCCTAGCCAGGGAAGTAATTTTGGTGGTGGCGGTGGTGGGGATTCTTACGAGCCCCCAGCATGGAAACAACGGATGGAGTATTTCAATCCTACGTCCACGCCTACCAGAATCCGCCTAATTCCAGAGCCCACAAACGGTGGTTGGTATTCTTACCGATACAAGTGGATTACTACCCCGAAGGGTAAGCGGCAGATTATTGCCAACTATTGGGGTGACGGGCATGGGGATTTCACTGAACGTGATCTGCCTTGTTGCTTGAACCATTTTGCTCTCGAAAACGGTAACGGGGATTGGTTGTCTCTTGATGAGAAATTGGCCACAACCGTGTGTGTACTTGAGGACCACTATAAGGTTCCCAAGATGTCACGAGCCAACCGGGAGTACCACGTATATGAGCGCTCTCTTGGAGCAGACAAGCATGGCCGAAGCCTAGATCCTGTTGAGTACCAAAAGTACGACAAGGTTTTTGGTAGGAAGCTGCACTGGTCGCTCAGCCCGTGGGCACATAAGAACTTCATGAACACACTCATGGGGCTTTCCGACAAGTGTGCAAACTGTAACGAAGGTGAGATCAGCGTGTATGCATATGCATGCCCTGAATGCAATGAGGTCATCGCGGACCACCGTGAAGATACTATTGATCGTGATAGTGAGCATACCCTAAGAAACCAGAACGTGGCCTGCCCTCATTGCGACAGCAATGTTCGAGCAGTACAAATGTATGAGTGCGTAAAGCAGGACGGTTATAAAGGTGATTGGGTTGATGGTTGCGGTAAAGCGCAGCGTATTGATGCCTCTGCGCCACTTGACCTAGTTATTCGTGCGGTTCCCGCAGGAAAGGGTCAGGCTATCGAAGTGCTGAAGTTCGGTCCTGCCGACAACTCCGTTGAAGTCAAAGACTGGATGCTCAAACGATTTGATTTCGACAAGTTCCTGGGGAAAATGGACCTCGAAGAACAAGCGAAAATCATGGGCGTAGAAAATCCATTCGATGATGCCGCTCAGGCAACTTTGGAAGAGTTCTTTCTTACAAAGCACGATGAAGAGGATGACGACAGTATCCCCTTCTAAATGAATTAACAGTTACTGGGCGAGGCGCTCACCGGTCTCTTTCGGGGGGCCGGTGCGCCTTTCCCAGTCTACTTCATACAAGGAGGGTATGATGTTTCGCGTATTACCGACCCCAGTGTCTGTCCGGACACCGGAGCAAGCACAACAAGTTATTGAAGAATATGAGGACGCGGTAATACTCGCGTTTGATACAGAGACAACTGGGTTGTCTCGCTCAAGAGACTGCGCCGTTATTTTAGCTCTAAGTAATGGGGAAAGTCGCTATGCAATCTACCCAGAAGTGTTCCCCTACTTTAAGGATATGCTAGAAAATCCAGAGTTGAAGCTCATTGCGCACAACGCAAACTTTGACCAGTGGATGCTGCTAAACGTGGGCATTGACCTAAACAGGCACTGCATACGAGAGCACTACCGTGTCTACGACACAATGGTTATGCACGCCCTCGTGGACGACACAAAAGGGCATGACCTCAAATCCCTCTCAAGGGATTACCTAGATATCAATATGGTCCCATTCAAAAATGTTTTCGGGACACAAATGAGAAAGCGGTCCCTACAGGATCTCTTGCTAGACCCAGAAAACGAGGAAATTGTAACAAACTACGCCTCGCTGGATGCCTACGCTACATATCTATTATTCTTCCAGCTAAGGGAGTTATTGCTGGATATGGAAACCGGCCACGCAGAGCACCCCACTCTGTGGGATTACTATTTCAAGACCGAGGTCCCCTTCACCAAGATCCTCTGGGAGATGGAGAGGGTGGGTGTCAGAATTGATAAAGAAGCGTTGTTGGAGCAGGCTCCCAAAATAGAGGAAGAACTCCTGGGTATACAGAAATGGTTTGGGAGGGCGATGGGGAAGCTTGTAAACCTAAACTCCACTAAGGAGATGGGTGAGTTTTTCTTTAAGACCTTGAACTATAAACCCGTCTCATACACGGAAAAGGGAAGCCCACAACTTAACGCTGCGGCCCTTGAAGTGTGGAAACGGGGAGGCTGCGAGTACGCAACCAAGCTCCTTAGGTACCGAGATCAGGACAAGAAATTATCGACATATATTACGAACCTGTTGGACCGTATTCATACGGACAATAGAATACACGCAACCTTCAACCAAACAGGCGCAAGAACCGGAAGACTAAGCTCGTCGGAACCAAACCTGCAAAACCAACCGCAGTATATTAGAAGCGCATATGTAAGCTCGGGTATGGCAAAGCTATACGCTGCGGATTATGCGCAGCTTGAAATGCGGATATTAGCACACTTCTCTGGCGACCCGTCATTAATAAAGGCGATCAAGAGCGGTCAGGATGTACACACCAGCACAGCCGCCAAAATGTTCAAAGTGCCTTATGAAGACATCATGGTTGCGCGAGAGAAGGATGATAATGGTGAAGCACTGTCGGATTATGACAAGAAGCTTCTAGGCCATAGAAAAGGTGCAAAGGCCATCAACTTTGGTCTTATGTATGGACAAGGGTCTGGTCGATTGGCCGGGACTCTTGGATGTTCAAACGATGAAGCGAAGCTGCTCATTAGACAGTACTTCGCAGCGTTCCCAAAAATCACCAAGTATTTCAAGTACGCCATTAAAGAAGCAACAGAATTGGAGTACTGCACGACTATTTTGGGTCGGCGTAGGCAGGTGCCTGGGCTGAACTCAAATATTAGTTCTGATAGAGGTAACGCAGAGCGTCAAGTAAAGAACTCACCCATCCAGGGAACCGCAGCGGATATTACTAGAATGGCGATGATTCGATTGTGGGAAGACCCGCTCATCGAAGCCTCTGGGGCGAAGATGGTTATCCAAGTTCACGATGAAATCGTGTTCGAGGTACCGGATGAGTTCGTAGAAGATAAAGAATTCAACGACAGGATTTCGAACCTTATGGCGCAGCCTTTCTCGTTTGATCTAGCGGTTCCGCTAGAGACCTCAGGTAAGTATGGCGCTAACTGGTCGGAGTGTAAGTGATGGAAGCAGGAGACGAATTGATGGAAGCAGGAGACGAATGCCCAAACTGTCACTGCGGGACTCTCGAAGAAACTGACGAAGAATTTGTCTGTCGAGGGGAATGCGGGGAAGTATGGTCGAAGGGATGATTGAGGAAATTGTGGATGTTCTGGAGACCTCACCGATTCTTGTCGAGAATGGTGGTGTAGAAAAACACCCGTCCATTACCGGACGCTCCAAGCGAATAGTAACACGTAACTCACTTAGACATTACGTAGAGCTATCCTGGGTGGGTGACTGTGACATATTTGAGGTTGCGCCCCCGTCTAACCAGGAAGATATTGCTCGCCTTACAGTGGCGTGCAGTCGTTTTCTCGATGGGTTTGCTGAAGCCATGGGCGACGACTTTGGTTTTATGACCAAGCCTTCTCGTGAGAGGGGGCAGTTGCGTCGGGAGGCATTGCATCTTCGTGCGGGGTTCTGGAAGGTTCTAGGGCTATTATGCGCTAGATATATAAGCCCAAGAGAACCAAGTTTGGGAACTACCGTAGACAGCATAAACGCCGTCGCGTCTCAGGCTGCTCTAGTGACAAAAACAATGCCTCTAGAGTTCTTCACACAGGGGCCTCGTAGACGGTTTGATAAAGCAGCCCATTGCAAACTGCTATTTGAACATATCGTGAACATCGTAGAGGGCGAACAATGAAGCATCATTACCGAATAATTATTGAGGAGGAGCTAAAGGCGAATAACCCGAAGCAAGCCCTCGTGTACGCATTAGAAAGAATACGCCATGAGGAAACTGTGGCGTCTGTAACGTGTGAATCTACCGGAGAGGTTTCCCACTTCGAGATTCAAACCTTAGAACAACTAGACTCTGAAGAATAGGAGGACCCCATGGGATGGTGGTCAATTTCAAATAATGGTGGGGGTATCAGCCTCCAAAAGACAGAACTCTACAACGGCGATGGTCCCGCAGACATCCTTGGTGATGCTATGGACAAGGTCGTTAAGGAGTATCAAAACACATGGGGCAGACCGCCCTATAAAGAAGAAGTCGTGGCAGCATTTAATTTCGTAACCAACGGACTTGACCTTGCGGAGGCGAAAGTTGAAGGCGAATGAGGCGGATTCCTGCCTAGGCCATGAGACTGTTTCAGATGATTACTGGGAGCCACTTTGGCCCGGTAAGCCGATTGTAAATGGATATAAACCAACAGGCGCTGAGACTGCGGAAACCTGGGTCAACGATAAGTGCCAAGTCTACGTCTATGACTACCCATCTCCTGAGGGATGGCCTCCGTTAGTGGAGTTATCGCTAAAGCTAAACACGCGAGAACCGTGGAGTGACTGGCGAGACTTCTATAGAATTAAATCAGAGTTGTGTGGAACCGCTTGTTGGGCCATGGAACTCTACCCCGCCCAGTACGCGTTAGTGGATACCGCTAACCAGTACCATATGTATGTTTTTGCTCCTGGGATGCACTTCCCTATCGGGCTTAGACAGCCAGCGGTTACGGACTACTCTAAGGACTGGGCTGACTACATGGCCCAAGCCAAGCAAGAGTTTGGTGAAGAACAGTTCGAGGATATGCACAAACGGACCCGACAGAGGGACTGGCACGAGCACCATAAGTGTGACGACCTGCCTCTCATCGGGCCTGTGTGGCGTTCTCGGGGGTACTTTATTAATGATAAAGATGAGATTGAGTTGGGCCCACCGCCCCCTCCACCAAAGCCGATTTCTGTTGGCCCCCAGGATATCCTTCGGGTGGCATTAGAAAGAGCAAGAACCGCCCCCGCGATAGGAGCAAACAGTAATGGTAGTAGACAAAACAGAAAAAGCTCGAAGAGCGCTCGTAGAAAAAATAAACGGAAATCCTCAAAATCGAGAAGGTCTAGAAAGTAGCTACGGTAAAACGTGGGACACTCAAGAACTTCAGGAGGACTTCCTTGTCCAAAGCTTCTTGGCTCCTTTTATTGTGGTTACAAAAAAGGACACTCAAGAACTAGGCACGTTGCAGTTCCAGCACCACCCAAGGTATTACTTTAATTGGGAACCAGAAAATGAGCAAAACTAGTTGGAACGAAGAACAACTTTTCTCCTCTGATAGGCAGGATTGGGCAACGCCACAGGCGCTGTTTGATGCCTTGAATGAGGAGTTCTTCTTTGTCATGGATGCTGCTGCCTCCCCCAACAATGCGAAAAGCGCTCTGTATATCACCAGCGAGCAAGACTCCCTAAAAGAGTCCTGGGGAAGTGTGATAGTAGAAACTGGTTGTGACCCAACTGGTGCTGCGGTTTGGTTGAACCCTCCGTATGGAAGGGACATTGGTAAGTGGATTCAAAAGGCTTACGAGGAATCCCTCAATGGGCTTGTAGTGGTGGTTCTGACCTTCTGTAGGTCTGATACTAAGTGGTGGCATCGGTGGGCTATGAAGGCCGCTGAGGTCCGACTAATCGAGGGTAGGATCAGGTTTGAGGGAGCACCGGCCTCTGCGCCAGCGCCTTCATGCTTGCTAATATTTGATGAAAGTAGAAGACTGCCGAGGTTCACAACCACTAACACACTACCCAGGAAGTAGGGGGAGCAATGCTTGAATTTACTATTGGTGCCTTTGTTGGAGCAGCAGTAATTATTTATCTAAGGGACCACCACTAGATATGTGGTTCTTCTATGCGGTCAGATGTTCTGACAACTCTCTCTATGCGGGTATTACAACTAACGTAGAGAGACGCATAGAAGACCACAACACTAGGGCTTGTGGGGCTAAATATACACGAAGCCGAAGGCCGGTTTCCTTGGCTATGACCATAAAGTTTGATAATAAATCAGAGGCCCTCAAATACGAGATAGGCTTCAAAAAATTGTCTAAAAAAGACAAAGAGAAGATTTGCTCGAAGGAGGGCAACAAATGAAAACAAAATACGCAATACCGAAAGCCTTGGTAGACGACCTAATTATGTCAGGAATGGTGTCAGATGAAACTGAAGCCATGGAAAAGGTGGCCTCTGGTGAGGCTCTGGATGTTCTGAGGTCCTCAAAAAACCGGAAGCTCCAAGAGCTTCAGATTGAATATCGGCACTTATCCGATGCAAGCGATGGGTTAAGCGACATGGCCTATTCAGAGTTTGATCGAGCCAAAACCGTCAGTGACGATATGAGTGTGCTCGAAGAGGATATTGAGGAAATAGATAGACTGATCGAACTGCGAGACGCCCCACCATCGGAGGAGTAAATGGCTAAAGACGATTTATCAAAATTAATAAAAGGCATTCAGAAAAGCCTTGGCGGGGCCGCTAAGATTTCCAAAATGTCCGAGGTCTCAGCGCCATTCTTGACTAGACTTCCGACAGGAATTCTCAGCCTTGACATGGCTCTGAAGGGTGGTTTCCCTGCGGGGTCTATGCACCAACTGTTTGGGCCAGACGGGGCTGGTAAGGATTTTCTATCCAACCTAGTCATTGCGCAAGTACAGCGAGATTATGGTGATAGCGCTAACGTTGCTTGGATGAGTTTTGGGTACAAGCCAGACATCCCCTTCATGGAGATGTGTGGGATTGACCCGGAAGTCGGCAACCTCATGTTTATCGATATCGGTAGCGAGGAAGCCTTAGAGCAACCAGCAGAGTCGCTTTTAACAGCTATGTTAGATCTTATTAGGTCTAATAAGTTCCAGCTAATGGTTATCAACGAGCTTGGTTCTGGTGAAACAAAAGACAACGTAAAGAAGGGGCTTCATGAGGACGCTAAAATTGCGACCTGGGCATCCTTGATGTCTACATTTTGTCAGAAGTTCTATAGCGCCATGAGGACTCCTGATGAGAGCGGGGAGCCAAATAAAACATGTGTCTTAATGATTAACCCAGTCAGGGCGAACATCGACGCAAGAAGCGCAAAATACTTCCCGTATTCACAGGGTGGTGGGTTTGCATTAAAGCACGCCAAAGCCGTTGACCTACACTTACGCACAGGAAGCACCATTAAAACCGGTGGCCAAAAAGTGGGTAAGGAAATAAAATGGAAAATCAGCAAGGGCAAACATGGCATTTCCGAGGGCGCTGAAGGTGGTTACACCTTTATGTTTAATCAGGGCGTTGACCTCATTGAGGACTTAGCGAACACCGCCAAGTCATTAGGTGTAATAAAAAGCTCTGGGCCTGTTTACTATGTTCTTGATTACGACGATAAAATCAAAGGCGGCATCGCCGGGGTAGTCGAAATGCTTAGAAAATCCCCCACGCTCTGTGAAGAAGTAAGGGCTGCTGTGTTATTGGAAGCAGGGGATAATGGCTAAAATTTACGTAAAGATCGGACCCAAGTTCACCAACTATGCCGTAGAGGGCTTACCGTTTCTGCCAGGGCTTTGTATGCACAAAACCCCGAACGTTGGAAAAACGGTAGGACTCTACAACATC